ATACTGTCTGCTGTAGCGGTACTGTTTCAGCCATTGTTGTTTTCTCCAAGCATGTTGCCGTATTTGCTCATTGCTGTGTAGATAGTCTGAGCAAGGTCTTGATAAGTCTTAACTCTCTTTGAAGAGATTTCACCTTTTAAGCCACGGAGAATTTCTTCTTGTGGGTTTGATTCAGGGTTCATTGAGAAAGCCTCGCCCCAACGATCAAGCGTAAACTTACCGTCCTCAAGCATACGACTCGCCATCTTAGCGGACATCTGCTCTTCCCGGTTGATTGTGCTTTGGTTGGTATAGATCTTTCGTTCAACAGCCTGCTTAAAGTAAGGTGTTGTTGTTTCTTTGATTCGTAGTTGTTCTTCAGCAGAAGGCGCTCCATAAGGATCATCCGATAGGATTTCATTCCTACCTTTGATTGCAAAGCTTGGTACAAACTCTTTGCCATTCTTATAAACTCCAACTCTACCGTTTATAACAGCACCAATATCAAGAAGATTCATTTGCTCAAGCCGAACCATGTCGGCAGTATGATCCTCAATGGAAACATCGGGATCAAGCTGAGCGTTGGCTAGAAATACATTGGATCTAACCTTGACATCTTCTTCGTATACCTTGGTTGCCTTGCTATAGTTGGCATTGGCAACAACGGTAGACAACTTGGCTAGCTCTGGTTCCAGCACAGGCTTAACCCATTCTGGAGCATTTGCTAACTGGTTGCGTAGGTAGAACTCTTTACGAGATACACCAGAGATTTGATTTAGTTCTCTGGAGGTAATGTTAATGTAGTCTTCCTTAGTGCCCTCTAGACCCCTAGGATTAATCTTCTGATACTGATTCCAATAAAAGTTCTTAGCTTCTGGAGTCATACCAGCGATATCGACTGTCTTCTTAAAGTAACCAAACTGGTTATCTTTGTTATTAGGATACATCTTGGAAGCCAAGTCAGTAACCTTTTTGATCTGGTCGATCTCTTTGTTAATGATCTGTTTGTTTGGGTCTTCTTCAATTGGGGTAATTGATACAGCCTGCTTAGCGATCTGGGCTAAGGATTGATATAGATCTTTGGTAGCCATGTGTTATCCTTATGGAGAAGGGGGACCAAATACACCGGGAGTTACTCCTGCAATTGCTGGTGTAGGAGAGCCACTACCATACTTTAGTTGTGCGTCATAACCAGCAGCAAAGCCTTGGATGCCTGCACTAATGAGTCCGGTTGTTAGAGCGGAGCTAGCAGAATTTACAATACCGCCAGTTGATGGTAGGTAAGTTACCTGATTGGGGAACATGGTGTCGGCTCTCTGAGCTAAGCGACCAGCCTGCTGTGTTTCAATATCCCGATAGGCATTACGATAGGTAGTCTTCATGGCTAGCATGTTCTTGCCTAGAGCTTCCATGTTCTGTCGGAATAAGGCTCTGGCTGTGCCACTATCGCCACCAATACCCTTACCTTGCATAGCGGTAAGGAAGGCAGCATTGGCTAGATTGGTTTGCTTGCTAAGGGTTCCCTTTTGGTTCTGGAAGTTGCGGTCTAGATATACTTCCGCAATGGCTCGTTCCTTATTTGCAGCCTGCTCAACCTGAACATTACGCTCAAGGGCGGCTTGGTATTGCCGTAGTTGGTTTCGGTTCTGTGCTTCTGTTTGCCACTTGTTTCTAAAGTTTTCATTACGCTGCTGAATTAGTTGGGCCTGATATTGAGCTTCAGCTTGCTTTGATGCACCAAGGGCACTAAATACACCCTGAACTAAAGACAAGCCACCCATCGTCAGAGAGACAGGATCTATCGCCATTTGTTTTGCCTTTTTAAAATTGAACTTCCAAAGCCATTTGTCTTTGGAGTCTTTCCATTCAATAGGATAGCACCGGAGATGCGATCACCCAATAGGGCAATACCTCGACGGTTGCTCATCCATTCCTTGATCTGAGCTTTATATTCTTCTTGTTGCTTCTGTTCCATCTCACGGTCTGGATCTATTGCTAGAGCATCAGTCCAATAAGAAACAGCAGCAGCAAGAACATCCACTCGGTCATCGTGCTTTAGTGCCCCACGCTTTTCTTGCAGGCGTGTGATTTGAATCTGGTTTTCCTTATCCTGAATAGCCTGAGTATCAATGACCAGCCGATGCTGAGCCATTACTGGTTCTAGGATGGAAAGGATTCGGGCTTCCTTTTGACCGGATACCTTATATTCTTCTATAGCAACCTGACCGCAGTTCTGAGCAATAACTGGCGATAGCACTTTTCCAAACATGCCGTCACCATAGTTAGACTCAAAGCGGATTAAATTAATGTCGTATTGGTTTACGAGCTTGCAGATTTGCTTAAGGGTGGGTGTATCATAGCCTCCCTGAATTCCTGTGAGTTCATGTATGACAATGTAGCCGTGGGCAAAAGACGCAATACAGATTGCAGTCTCGTCCGCACCGCGACCTGAAGGGTCGATAAACATGGCCGTCTGTGTATACGGGACAAACTTAGGTTCGATATGCATTGGTTCATAAACCAAATCTCCCTTCATTCCAAACGAGGATACTCGCTTGTTTACTTCGCTTTTAGCATGAACAACCTTTACTGGAAAGACTTCTGGATCTACATCCAGTACGACCAGATCTTCCAATCGTAGTGGGTATTTCTTTTGATCCGCAGAAGAAGTCATCAACCGATAATGTAAGTCAAAGTTGGTAGGCCCAATCTTTGCTTCAATCTCAGCCAGCTTTTCTGTGGGAAATCTTTCTGGTTGTGTAGACTCTCCTGCTTCAATACCAAGATTAAGAATATAAGAATCAACATCTTCTGTTTCTTCTATACTGCTTAGGTCTGGCATGACTGCAGGGAACTTAATAATTTTGTAGATACCACCAAGCTTATTGTACACGGAGTCCTTGGACTGTGGTGTACCTAGGAATCTAACTTGGGTATCGTCGTGCTTATTGATTACATTCTCTAGCTCCAGACATCTTTCCCACAACTTTTCTCTAGCCTGTGGGCTGTCTGAGTTTTCTGGAATCTCAATATCATCACAAATAATCTTGTCTGCGTGTAGACCTGTGATCTGGCTAGTGATGCCTCGGGCAGTCATGGACAAGTCCTGTCCAAACTTAGTCCTAGCATGTACATTAAAACCAAATGCAGAGTCTTTATCAAACTCTTGGGGTTCCAGATATTTCATGTAAGGAACCTGAGTTAGAATGGCACGGGTCTGGCTGATAAACTTAATAGCCTTATCTGCTGCCGCAGAAAGTACAAGTATTGTAGTATTGTGATCTTTTAGGAGAAGCCACGATGCGTAGCATGCCATGATAACGGACTTGCCATCCCCTCGGCCTGCCTGCAATATGAAGTTATTCGGACCTTCCTGCAGCTTGTTAGCCATAGCGTACTGCTTGGGGGTGGGTTCCCCTAGGCCCAGATACTTAAAACTAAAGTAGAGGTGATTTCTGAAGTCCTCTACGACTTCCTTGGGAGCCTGCATGGTTTGCCTCCTAGGGCGGCTAGAATGCCCTATAAACGATTCCTGATTCCGGGGGCTACCGTGGCCCATTATAACAATAGAAACGCCCTATAACCCAATTAAGGGCCATAGGGCGGAAAGGTCAGATTGTCTCTGACTTAAACTTGAACGGCATCTTAGACTTCATAGTGGCCTCTAGGGTATCTAGAGTACTATGGCTAATACCATCCAATGCCTCCCGGTTGTCGTTTACGATACCACGGACAACCGTGTATAGACCGGGAGAGCATTTGGTGTCATCCTTAAGATCGTCCAGTAGACGCTCAATAAGGCGACTGTTGAGGAGATTGATTAGTTCTTTGTTCACTTTTTCTTGAATAACTCAGGTAGCTTGGTTACTGGAACGACAGAACCAGCAACATAGCCTACGAAGAAAAGCATAACTCCAAACCAAACTGAACCTAGAAATGATGCCATATTAGTGTCCTTTCACTTTTTTGTATGCTGCATCGAACGCAGGATCTTGCGCTCTAAAAGCAGCAATGGCTTCTCTAATTGTTGTGGGATCTTCTTCATCCTTGACTTCAGCTAGCAACTTAGCCTGCTGAATCTTTTTATCTGGAATAAAGAGTCCCAATGAATAGACAACCTTTTTAATTAGGCTACCTATTCCGGTGTACCATAATAGTACGCATACACCAATGATTGCTAAGGCAATAAAGCCATAGCTAATCATGTCTGCCCACCAAGGGGTAATATCTGTAATGTTGCCAGCGGCTTTTGCAATATCTGCAGACTCACCAATAATACGGTGGGCATGCTTATGAGCGACTTTAATATCTTGGGTTTGCAGTATAGACATTGCTTCACGCTGAATTGCGTGGTTGCTGGTAGATACAGCTTCAACTGAAGAGCATCCAGCCAACAATAGCAAGAATAGATAACGCATTACTTTTGCTCCAGCATCTCTACGCGATAGCGCAGAGCCTTTAAGTCACCAACAACACCAATCAAATTCTTGCTATGTTCGATATCGGCCTTGACTAAATCCTTAGTAATGTCTTTTAACTGACGCAATTCTTCTGCGTTAGATTCAATCAGGGCTTCTCGTTTTCCCAATCTAATTATTACAGTTACTACGCCAATGGTGAGAATCGCTAACTGCATAGCAGATACATATAGTGCTAAGTGATTCTCAGCCATAGTTGTTCCTCATATTGTTTATTTTGTATTAAAGCCAAACACGACAAGGTTTTTGTGGTTTTGATATAAGAATTAACTCAAGTTTTTGTAGTTGTTTTTCAGTTAATGGAATACTCATACGAAGATTAGCATGCCATTTATTTAATGGAACCTGAATAATATTGTTTTGTTCGTCAACATCTGATCCATTTACCCAAATTATACCAATAGGATCAAAAGATGAAAAGTTAGTTGGTTGTGTAGAAATTTCTGCTTCTTTAAGAGCAGAAAAAACTTCTGTTTTACTGTTACCACAAAACCAATAATCATAAAAAGGAGGATTTATTTCATCAATCATTGTGTCATTTTTTTAAGTTGAGTGTTTGAAAAGGTTCCTGCATACCATTCTACTTTACGAACAATAATATTACTATATTGACTATATGAACCGGGAATTCCAGAACTATCAGTTGCTTCGGAACCAAGTGTTAAGAAGTCAAGTAAACTAAAAGTTGTAATGTTATTTGTAGAATTTTCTACAGTTCCATTATTAATACAAAAGCTAGAGTTAGTACCGTTCCAATAATGAACTGCTTTTTGTACACCACTCGTCCCAATTGTTCCTGACAATGTATTACCGTCAGACCAAAAGGCTCTTGCCTGCGTTGTAGTGTTTGCCTGAATACCCAACTGCGTGTTCGCCCCATCATCGCTGCTGATGAGCGTCCCGGCCTGACCGGGCGGGTAAAAGTGAATCACTAACGCGCCGGGGTCTTGCCAATTCGTGATCTTGGAGTCAAGGATGTAAGCGTTGTCGGCGCTGCGGGTGACACCGCTGCCTGAAGCTGCGGTGTTTGCCAGATACGAGGTCGGTGACGCTCCCTTTTCAATCTGTGCCCCCCATGCAAGAATTGACTTTTCGTTTCCTGCGGAAACCGTGTAGGCGGGATATCCGTTGGAATTGGTCGCTCCGCTCTGCCACATCCCAAACAGCACACGGACGCCAGTAGCGCCTGTATGTGCCGTAGCGGTAGCCGACACGCGATACCAACCGTTTCCGTAGTTTTCGATTGTGTACGCGGTCCCCGTGGGGGAACCTGAGGTCATCGTTGTTTGCAACGCTCCTGTGGACAGGTTGACAATCACGGTATAGGTGCGGCTTGTTCCACCATCAATAGTTACCGATACATACCCGTAGCCCTTTCCGTTCGTGGGCGCATCCTTGATGAAGCACGATGAAGTGAAGGTGTCCCCGCTGGCGACCCCGGTTGTAATAGCGCTGCTTCGGAATCTGTAATTGGCTGATGTTGCAGCGACTTCTGTGATTGATTCAGCATCGGCTCCATTGTCGGGAGCAGTATTTGTTGTGTCTGCTACTGTCGCGTTAGTGCCGAACCACCTACCAGTATCCGTAAAATTCTCTGTTGAGAAAGCAATGTTTGTCCGCTGCTCCTCCACCAACAACCCGAGCCGGGTTCCGCTGTTGTTGTGCATCAAGCGCGGGATGCCGTTCGCGGCGGTCGTGGTCTTGCTGTAGGGCAGGGGTGCGGAGCCCGCCACCAACTGTGCGCCCCAAGCAAGCACGGATTTTTCCTGTTCCTGCTGGACAAAGTAGGAGTTGGACGTTTGCGTAGCAGGTCCAACGCTCATACGCGCAATACTTCCACCAGCGCTTGGTGTCCCCGTGACAACGCAGCGATACCAACCATTGCCAACATTTTCAATGGAACTCGTAACATTTGTCCACGCCCCGGTTGAGGTAGTCTCCACCGTACCAGCATCAATGTTGAAAACTACGAACCCGTTTGAGAAGGTCGGCGCGTTATTTGAAACGTAAAAGAACGTGATAGCCGCATGATTGCGCGTATTCGATGGCGCTTTCTTGAAGTAACAACTATAGGTCATTCGTTGATTAGGGAAGCTAATGTTGGTGGCGCCAATCGAATGCTGCGCGTCCCCTACTTGTTCCCTCAATAAAAAGGCCGTGTTTGTCCCGTCCGGTGCCGTACCTGAGTTTGCCGTCACCGTAAGAAATGAAGTCGGCCAAGTCGTTGTATTTGTAAATTCTTCGCTTCGTGGAACGACATTCGCACCGCTCGTAGCGATGTATCCGCTGCTGTCAACATAGGTTCCCGCTGTACGCAATGATATGTAGTTATAGTCCGTGCCGTTCGACCACGGCTCTCCCGTGCTGAAGTCAAGCACCCATGACGGCGTAAGTGTTATAAATGATTTAGCAAAAAAGAGATTTTTTGATGAAAACATATATTAAGGAGTAAAATTTTGAATAAACGAACCATACCAATTTACACCATCTGAGAAAAATGAAATAACATCTAATCTATTTAGTGTTGGTGTAATTGTTGGTGCAATTGAATCAGCCCATTTTACTCCTGTAAATGTTGCTGTAGCAATGCTACCAGATGTTGGTTGTCTTAGTAAAAGAATAAATGATTTACCAGCAACTGCTGTTGGCATTGTAAAAGTACAAGCTGTATTAGAAGTTAAGGTTGTTGTTTGTACCGTGCCACTTGCAATATTTAGTGTGTGGCTTGTTGTGACAGTTCCTATTGAAGTTACACCTTCAGTATAGCCTGCCAATGTGGTATTACCTGTAACTGATAAATTACTAGATGTATCCCATGAAGGACCACCTGTTGATAACTTAGCTGGTGTTACGACACCATTATCTATAGTCCAAGTAGTACCGCTTTCAGATACTGTTATGTCTCCACGGTCGCCACTAATGATTGGATTAGCATCAGAAACAGCATCAATTAGAATCCACGAAGATCCGTTCCATTTCCATCGTAAGCCACTATAACTATATTCATCGTTTGTGGCTGGTGTGTTAGGAAAATCTATAGGCATTGGTTACTCCTCTTCTTTTCTGAAACGAGGGTATTTAGTTTCATCATAAACCATACCAATCATGCAGTTATCGTTTTCGTTTAATAATACTATTGATGTTTCTTCTGTGTTGAACCAAAAAGGCTCTATATCACAAACAGTAATATTCTCGACTTTTTTATTTTTAATGATTGCGTAATACATAATAAACCTCAATAATAAACTTCAATAACAACAAAACCATCTCCACCGTTTCCACCAGCACCACTGGTTTCTCCAGTTCCTAAATTAGTGCCGCCGCCTCCACCACCGCCACCAGAACCAAAAATACCATCACCACCTTTACCACCACTTCCAGCATTGTTTCCACCTCCACCGCCTCCACCGGATGCGCCAAAAATACCTATTCTTGGTTTTCCGTTTTCTCCATTACCCCCGCCTGCTGCGCCACCAAGAGAAGCTAATATGTTACTACCTCCCATATTAGCGCCGCCTCCTGATAATCCGCTTGAACCGCCTCCTCCATGAGCATTTGCTGCGCTTACTCCTCCAGCGCCAGCACCACCACTTGTGCTTAAAATATTATGATAACCAGCTAAAGGATTATTTCCTTGAAAAGAATTGTTTGGTGCGGTTCCGCCGGTTCCTCCATTAGCTCCGCTTGGAAAATTTGTAA